ACCCACTGATCAGTGCCGCTGACTTGTTCCCAACGATATAGTTTAGGATAGTTTTCTAAGTCGCTGGTATCAACCCACAAGTCACCGTAAACCAATGGTGATTCAGCAGTGTCATTTTGTGTCATTGGGGCAGTTGCCGCAATAATTGGGCCACTGGCGTTGGTTAAACTCAAGTCAAAACCACGAGCATCGTTAGTTACGTTTTGATAACCTTGCCATGTGCCATTGTCTTGAATCATGATATCTACATCGCTCACAGAGCTGTAGTACCACAAACGACCGTCAGCTGGATCTTGATCAGGAGCTGTGTCGTTGGCAGTGTATGTAAACTGTGGTGCATTGACAAAGTTTGACAACACTAGGCCGCCAGCTACTTGAGTATTTGGACGTACATATGGAGTGCTGTCAGTAAATCCAGCTGTGGTAATTGCCACACCGCTGCCAACGTTGGTCAAACTGATACTACCGCCTGTGGCATGTGTAAACACAATGTTACCAGCAGTGTTTACTGATGCGCTGACATTGGCAATGTTTGCCGCACTGACTGCTGCCAAGAAGTCAGACACAGTCTGTCCTGCCAGTGTTACAGTTGCGCTGGAAGCGTTAGCAGTTCCTGGCTCGGTGGCTGCCAATGTAAATTGGTTACCAATTACAAATGCGTTGCCAGTTGGGGTTGTAGAACCAGTAACCACAGTTTGGCCTAGAGCAATACGCTCATAAATTTCAAACGCCAGTGTTACCAATGGTGTTGTTTGATAGAACAGTGCTCTTGGAGCCGCATAGGTAGTTCCTACAGGAATGTTCTTACCACCGCCAACAGGGTCTAGTGCATAGATAGCGGCACCGTCACCGTTGTATACTGGACAGGCTTGTTGTACCCAAACGCCAAGTGCAACGCTCCATGACTTAACGGCCAGGCTCATACCATTGTTGGCCACGCTTACGTTTTGCCATACAGAACCTGTTGGACGTCCGCCGTCAGTGTCAGTGGTTCTCCAACGTGGGGCCTGGTAGCTGTAACCTGGGAAATATTCTGGTGCCGCATACTCACCAGTGGTGATACCTAGAGCAGTTAGCAGGGCCGCGCCACTGTTTGGACCTGGGTCGACTGCAATCAAACCGTTGCTTGACAAAGATGATCCGTCATTGCTGGCACTGCTGTCTGCATACAGATACAGCTTACCGCTGACTACTCTAGCAAACACACCTTGGATTGCGGCGGCATTGATAACTGCCACAAGACCAGCCACAGTGTTGGTTGCACCAACAGTGACCAACTGATCGTTAATGTACATGTTAGCACCAATGGTCAATGTGGTTGGAGCATTGCTTCCTTGCACAGTTGGCCAAGCCATTTTCCAATCATCGCTACCAACCAACACCCAAGTGTTGTCGTATTTCTTGTAATAACCTTGCAAGCTGGTGGTCACAGCAACAATAGCGTAGTCGCCAATGCTACCAACTGAAGCAATAGGAGTTAGGTCACCGCCAACATAGTCTGTGACTTCAGCAGTGTCAGTAATGACCATGGGCACTTTGTTTTCAAAAACTGCTGTGGTTTGGTTCCACTCAAAAATACCCCAGTTTGATGTGGTAGTATCAAGCCAGTATGTACCATTGGCAGGGGTGCCAACAGGGCGGCTCAAACTAGCAGTAAGTTCGCTTAGGTCAATATTAGCACGTTGCACATAGCAACGATTTGACACGCCCAGGGCAGAGTATGCCGCAAGCAAGCCATATTCATTGAGTTCATAACCATTGATTGGAGTGCCAGTTGTAGTGTTGTAGAAGAACGGTACACCAAATGTGGCTGCCAAATCACGCTGGCTAGTGATCAAGTAAGTTTTATTTGCGTTTGCCGCAAGTGTGCCGGCCGCAACAGTGATACCATCACTAGATACTTTGTTTTGCGCTGTGGCGACTACAAAGTAAGGTACTGTGTTAACAGCTGAAGGTATGTATTGACTTTCGTCAATTACTGTTACTTCTACGCCTGGAGATACTAGAGCCATAATGGATTCCTTTTCAAGTTGTAGATATTTATTGGTAAATGACAAAAATGGTGTTCTACACCACCCTTTGGCAAAGGTCCAGACACTAAATACCAGATGAGACCTGTTTGTCAAGCCTGTAATCAGCGCCCTTGTGCTGTAAACTACATCAAAGAGGAACGTGTACACTATCGCAGTCGTTGCGAGACATGTCAACGAAAGGGCAAAGGTCTAAAGAAAAGAAAAGCCCGCTGGGAGCAGGCGGGCTACAAGAAAAAAATGCAGTGCGATCGTTGTGGGTTCAAAGCACAGTATTCAGCACAGATGTTGGTGTATCATGTGGACGGTGACCTAAACAATGTACTGCTAAAAAACTTAAAATCCATCTGCAAGAACTGCACTGAAGCAGTGTCTAGGAGTGACTTACCGTGGCGCCAGGGAGATCTTGAACCAGACGCTTGACCTGCTGATAAAGGTGGTCCAAGGTATCATTGTTGTCAAGCACAGCATCAAACTTGGTTCCAACCCAGCTGGTTTCGCTGGCATGAATTCCCAGGGTTTTTAGACGCTCTTTGCTGATCATCCAGCTCATGTTGCCGCGTCCTTCGTTGACATTAACAGCATCCTGATACCACTCAGGTTCAGGGCCGCGCACTACTCGTATTACAAGCCCACCTGCATTTTTAATAGCTTTGATTTCGTTAGGAAATCGGCAATCTGAAATTACCACATGGTCTTGACTGTTACGCAGTTTGTTTTCCAAGCTGGCAATCCAAATGTCATCATGAAAAGCTCTGCGACAAACTTCAGTTCCCCACTGTTGCAATATCCAACGTGGTGTAATTTCCATGTTTAGACGATTGCTCCACCACTCATCCCGTTGTTCACGCCATTCGCGGGCTTGTTTGGTACGTCCTTCCAGCAGGGTTCTATCCCAACCAAACACCTGAGCTACAGCATCTTTAAGACTGTTAGCAAAACTTTCTCTACGAAAGTGATGCAAATTTACTAGATAGTCAGCAATTGTATCTTTGCCAGATCCAATAAAACCACAGATGCCAATGATCATACCAGTTCCTTTATTTTGAAGTATTTAAGTGTGTCTTGTAACAAGCCAATCTGTCTGCGGCAATCTTCCAACGCATGGTGACTTGTGGGTGGTTTTTCCAGGCCAGGCCAAAGACTAAAAACTGTGCGGCTGTCCCGAACTGAATAGTATTGCCAGGGAATGGGCTTGTTGTAGCTCTTGTATGCATGCTCCAATATGGTCATGTCATATGTAGGGCCTTGGGCCCAGATTCGTTTGGAGTGCCAAATCAGCTTGCCTAGTTCATCTAAGGCCTGATCTAAAGGTATGCGCCCTTCTTCTGCAAAGGCTTCTTTTTGTGCTTCTTTCTGAGTAGCCCACCATTCAATTGTGCCTTGTTCAATTTTACGATTGGGCTGGCTGTCAAGATCAACTCGAGCATAGTAAAACTTGTCAGGGTAGTATCCATCGCCAAGTGGATCAAACCCTTGGGCGGCTATAGTGAGAATACAAGTTTCTGGGCCTGTAGCAAGGCCTTCCATGTCGATCATTAAGTCCATACCGCATTATAGCATGGCTCAATAGAAATTGCAATTTGTTTGTTAACCAATTACCCATGTAAGTGGTTGACTTGCATCCACATACATTTTGAGTTGCTCAATCAAATCTGCCATGGCTTCTTTGGCTTCGGTTTTCATGGCAGTGCCATTGAGTTGTCCACCGCCTTGTGGGCCAGCAATCTGAGCAAACTTTTCACGAGCTTCGCCAATGATCATTTTGCAGTTGGCAACCATGTAGTCCTTGATCCATTGTTGGATTTGGTAGTCCGAAAGCAGTTGAATTTCAGGTTTGAGTTGGTATACCCAAAGCAACACAGTTTCGCCAGTGCCTTTGGGGTCACGGATCAGCTGAAGTTTTTTGGTCACTGGGTTCCAGGTGTAGTTCATGTAAGCACCAAACATACGTCCAGCAAGCTCAACATACTGCGAGTAGAAGTCGTAGGTAGCAAGTCCGCCAGCAACGTTGAAGTTCATAAGATAAACGTTGATTGACGCTTGTGCAAATGGGTCAAAGTTTGATGCAAACGGTCCTGTGGAATCACCAAAGGTTCTGCGGAATACCTGTCGCACACTGGCCACTTCCTGGGGCAAGGTATAGATGTTTTCATCCTGTACCAGCATCATGAAAATGTATGCTTCTTCATATGCGGCGTTGGCTCGTTGACGATAAGTGCCTATGGTTTTTTGATAAGCGGCTTCATAATGAGAAGGATCCAGCTCAAGATCAATAATTTGATCGCCAAGCTGGAGTTTTACGTACTCAATTAGGTCTTGCTTGAGTTGTACCAGTGTGTTTTCGTCAGCCATAAGGGGGAAGCTCCGTTCCCCCTTATTTACCAGGCCTTGAGCACTACTAGGTTCTCAGTACCGCGAGCATTCCATGCAGTTTCTGTGGTAGTAAGATCTTTGAAAATCTTACGTGCCGCTGGCTTGCCAGCCGCTTGCATAGCTTTAATAATGTCCTGCGGTTTACGCACAGTTTTTTGCACTGTATCTTTGGTTGAAAACCCAATTACACTATTGCTCTTGATTGTGAATGTCTTAGCATACTCATCCGCAACCACATGGATCAACTTGCGCTTTTTAGTATCGTACAGCCATGCTTCACTCTTGTCTACCAGTTGTGCGGCCGGCAAACCTTTGAGCTTGAGTTCAACAAATTCCATAAGGTGCTTGAATTTGGCCGCACGTTTTTCTGGACTCACTGGTTTGACCTTGCGTGGCTTGCGTTCCACTTTCTTGATCTGCACATAGCTGTCGCAGTCTGCTAGTACCTGCTCAATGAACTTAATGACATTTCGCAGTTGAATTTTGCTGAACTGACTGTATGCTTCTACCAGTTGCGCATCTTTGCCTTCAATTACCTCTTGATATTCTTCAAGGCGCTTGTTCCAGATAGTGCGAATTTCGCTAATCATCTGCGGAGCAATGTTCATGCTACGCATTAGCGAAACGGGTTTGTAGTCTGCTGACATTTTGGCACCGTTAGCACAGAATTCGTCAAACAACCCTTCAAGCTCACCAGCACATTCCAGCACCTTTTCACGCAGACGGTCCTGAATCGTGAGCTTGGCTGGCGCAGTTTCGTCAACTACTTCTGCCTGCTCCTTGGGCTCGTTGCGAATGGCCAGCAGTTCAGCAATCATGTTGTCCAGTTTGATTTGCTCTTGCTCGCCCAGTTGCAATCCCATCATGCTCATGCGGCACAACCATCCCGGAGTGAGACGAATTTGGCTGTCGCCAAGACTGCGAATTTGCTTGGCATCACGAGCACGATCGTGCGCATCCAAATATGTAGCAATCATGTCCTTGGCTTCTTTCTTGCCGTAGAAATAATTGTACCAGTTAAAGGCACGACTCATAATAGTGAAGCGATTCTCTGTGGGCTGTTCGCGCCACAAAGGTTCCTCACCCACATACTTGGTATCTGGGCTACGGGGATTCAGCGGTTTGAGTGCTCGAGTTGCAGTCTTCATATAGGCTCCTTTGACTGTAATTATAGCAGATTAGGATTTTTTGGTCAAGTCAGCAGAAAGTAATACTAAAGTAGCATCTGCTTCGTTGCGGAAAGTGATCCAGTACGGACGCACATCAAAACGGTTGGGTCTGTCGCCGTAGTAATGATACCAGTCGTGCTCACGCATCCAACCAGCGCCCTGAAGCTTTTTCCTGCATACGTTTTCAAATTCTTGAGCTTCTTTGGTATAGCCGTTTGGGAACTTAAAGGCTATTGTGTGCCCATGTTCTTTGAACTGCCGAAATCTACGGTTTAACTTAACTACTTTCATACCAAATTATAACAGGAACGGAATTATTGGTCAACCCGCCCATAAATATACGTTATGCCACGCCTAAGTCTATACCGCCCAAATCGAACCCGCGATTACCAGTTCTTGGATCGCACAATCTCCGAAATGTACACTGTTGGGGGATTGGATATCTACGTTCACAAGTATCTGGGCCCACAACCTGGCGGTGAGGATTCGGCACTTTCGGGCAATGGTGATGCAACACAGCCCATTTATGATGAGCTCAATCCCTTGAACATTCAAGACTTGCTGTTGTTGGAAAATCGTGATCGTGTGTATGCTGATGACATTTACATCATGCGTGGTGTTTACACTCACACTGACGTAGACTTTGACCTAACACAGTTTGGTTTGTTTTTGAACAACGATACTTTGTTCATCACATTTCACTACAACGACATGATTGACACCTTGGGTCGCAAGCTCATGAACGGTGACGTAATTGAAGTTACAAACTTAATAGACTATCACCCACTTAATCCAGCAACACCCAAGGCCTTGCCTAAGTACTATGTGATTCAAGATGCTAACTACGCCACAGAAGGTATGAGCCAGACCTGGATGCCACACACTTGGCGTGTGAAAGCCACACCACTCAACAATCAACAAGAATACAAGAGCATTCTTGACAAGCCATTTGTCAGCGAAAACATCTGGGACAATGGCAATTACTACCCCATGGGCTGGGTTACAAACTATGGTGATGTGTACTACAAGGCCATAAAAAATACCCCAGCTGGCATTGATATCAACAATACTGAATACTGGCAACAGTACACACCACAAAGCATCAGTGATGGTATGAGTACTCGTCCCAAGGACAACCAAATCAACGATGCTATACTACAACAGGCCGACGTTGAGGTTCCACTCAGTGGCTATGAAGTTGGTAGTTTCTACCTAATGTCGGACAACGCAATTGGACAAACTGGTAACCCAACTTCTCTTACCACAGATGGCGGACAGACTGCTGACGGCACACAGGGCGGGATGAGTGTAAGTCCAGACAGTTACATTGTGGGCTATTTGACTGGTAGCAATGTGCCGCCAAATGGCTTACCAGTAACCAGCGGAGTCACTTTCCCAACACAGGCTGTGGACGGTGACTATTGTTTGCGACTGGATTATTTCCCTAATCGTTTGTTTAGATACAATGCCGCAGTCAAACGCTGGATCAAACAGGAGAGCGGAGTGAGAACAGATCTTAACAATGGCCCAAGCAACGCAACTTTGCGCTCGAGTTTTGTAAACAATACATACACAGTGAACACGCCAGACCTGGGTGCTATACCTAGCCGTCAGAGTCTTAGCGATTTGCTCAAACCACGTGCTGACAATGGAGATCAAGGCGGACATTTAGATCCAAATCCAAGACCTGGCACACAACCTGGACAACGGAATACCTAATGCAACAGTTCTTTTATGACGAACAGATACGAAGATTCTTGCTACAGTTTACAAGAATCATGAGTAACTTTCAAGTTGAGTATGGCAACGAAAATGATGGGCCTAACAAAGCCGCATTGTTACGTGTGCCTGTTCGCTATGGCGATGCTAGCCGCAATGCGCAGACTGTAATTCAAAACAACTCTGCCAACCAGCTACCGTCAACACCATTGATGACATTTTACATCAGCTCACTTGATTACGATCGTCCCAGAATGCAAGAACCATACTTTGTCAGTAAAGTTAACGTGCGTCAACGCACATATGATTCAGCTACAGAAACATACGAGACCACACAAGGCAATGCATTTACTATTGAACGCTTGATGCCAGTTCCGTACAAGCTAGGTATTACTTTGGACATTTGGACTTCAAACACCAATCAAAAGTTTCAGTTGCTAGAACAGGTATTAACATTGTTTAACCCCAGCTTAGAAGTACAAAGCACAGACAACTACTTGGATTGGACCAGCCTTAGCGTAGTAGAACTTGAAAGCACCCAGTGGAGTTCACGTACTATACCTGTTGGGACTGAAAATCCAATTGATATTTGCACTTTGAAATTTAGTTTGCCAATTTGGATTAGCTCGCCTGCCAAGGTTAAGAAGCTAGGTGTGGTGGAAAGAATTATAACTTCGATGTATGACGCCAAAGGCGATCTCAACGAAGCTGTAAGCAATAGTGATTTGTTGCTGGGAACCAGAGCTGTACTCACTCCGTATAACTGGGCTGTGGTACTGATTGGTAACCAACTGCAATGCTTGCAACAATCTGCTGTTGTAGAGGAACCCGACAATGATACGTTGACTCCAACTACTATTGTGTCTAACAGTCCGCTATTATGGCCTGCGGTAATTGATTTGTATGGAACGCTGAGACCAGGTATAAGTCAAATCCGTCTTGAACAGCGTGACGGCACTGAAGTTATAGGTACCATTGCCCTCAATCCCAATGACGACAGATTGTTGATCTTTGACATTGACCCAGATACCGCACCACAAAATACCCTGGATCCAGTCGATGCTGTAATTAATCCGTTAACCAGTGGTCCGCAACAAGGCCTAGACTCAGCTTTAGACGGGCAACGATACTTGCTAACTGAAGATACTGGCAGTAATACTGGTAGCAATGTGGCCGCAGCCTGGCAAGGTGCCAATGGTCGACCACTGGTAGCACAGGCCAATGACATAATTGAGTACGCCAACAACTACTGGCAAGTGGTATTTAGGGCCGACGGACAACCTGCGGGGCAGTACGTAACCAACATAACTACTGGTATACAGTATGAATGGAACGGTGACGCATGGGTAAAAAGCTATCAAGGGGTATATCCCGGGGGCCAGTGGAGCATAGTACTCTAAAGGCTGTGGGCGTTTGGTTTAAAAGTCAAAGTACCGGACGATACCTATATCTACTACGCAATGACTCAAAACACCCAGGAGCCTGGGGGCTTCCTGGTGGCAAATTAGAAACT